GTCAGGAATCTTCGTGGCTGGACCTTGCCGCGTAGGATTCGTACGCCGATGCAAAGTTGAAGGATGAAGATATCGTAGGCAAGACTGCTTACTTTGGCCTGGACCTAAGTAGCAATATCGACCTGACCGCATTCGTTGCAATCGTGCCACTTGAGGACCGGCTGGTAATTAGGAGCTGGAACTGGGTTCCAGCGGACGGTTTATTGGAACGGGAGCAGCGGGATCGAGTGCCGTACCGGAAATGGGTGCAAGAGGGAAGGCTTGAAACGTGCCCTGGATCTGCAATCGACCTTGCATACGTGACGGAGCGCGTGCGAGCCATCGCGAAGGGCTTCAATGTCGCCCGCATTTCTTTCGACCGCTGGGGCAGTACGTCCGTGAGTCAAGAGCTGACTTCGGACGGCCTTCCGCTAGTCCCATTTGGGCAAGGGTTCGCTTCGATGTCCGCTCCGACGAAAGCCCTGCAAACTGCAGTGATGAGACAGAGCATTGTCCACAACGGGTGCCCTTTGCTTCGCTGGCAAGCCGCGAACTGCACAGTCCAAAGCGATGCGGCTGGAAACATAAAGCCAGTGAAGCAGGATCGTTTTCGTCATCGCAAACACATCGATTCGATTGTGGCGGCGGTGATGGCCATGGACAGCGTGAGTCGTTCTGGTGGACCGTCGTTGCTGGATTTTTTATCGAATCCTGTTACTTTGTAGTGCGCGTTTTGTTGTGCTGTGGTAGCTTTCAATGCGGCTAGCGAACCGGGAGATGAGCTAGAAGCATCTGAAACCAAATGCCTACGAAATCATTCTCTCGAAGCACGCTGAACTCAGCGAAATAATCACAAAGTGCGCAACTGAAAACCGCGCCCCCACCACTGAAGAATCCGAAAAACTCAACACCCTCAAAGCTGATATCGACGCGACTCGCTCCGAGTGGGAATCTCGCGGCCGCGCTGCTTTCCTGGCTGGCTTCGCGCCCCTAGCGAAGGCGAATGAAGGTCAGCTCGTCCTCAAGTCGAGCGAGTCTTTCGCAAAGCATCTGGAAGGTAGCTACCCCGACGAATTGAAGGGCCTGTCGATGGGCAAGCTGATTCGCGGATACGTTACCGGCGACTGGATCGGCGCTTCGCTTGAGCAGAAGGCGATGGGCAGCAGTCCGTTGTCTTCGGGTGGCATGATGATCCCGACACCTCTCGCGGCTGACGTCATCGACCTGGCTCGTAATCAGACGCGGGTGCTGCAGGCTGGTGCGATCACGGTTCCGATGACCTCTGCGACGCTGAAATATGCTCGCCTCAGTCAGGATGTTTCGACGGCCTGGACCGCTGAAGCTGCGAACATCGCTCTCAGCTCCGCTGCCTTCGATGCGGTGACGTTCACTTCGCATAAGCTGGCCGCGCTCGTCGCAATCGACAATGAGCTGCTTGAGGATGCCACCAACGCCGATGCAGTCGTACAGTATTCGATTGCGAAGGCTCTTGCCATGGCGCTCGATTATGCGGGTCTCTACGGTACTGGCAGCGGTCCGCAGCCTCTAGGTCTGCACGGCATCGTGCCAGCTCTGGCGGCTGCTGGTGCCCCCACCTACGACGTGTTCTTGAATGCGATTGCCGCTGTGCGTGGCGCGAACTTCGAGCCCAACGCGGTCATCTACAACGCTCGCACAATCAACTCGCTATCTCGCCTCAAGACGAGCTATGGCGAGTATCTGGATCCGCCGGTTGATTACGTTGCCTTGCAAAAGCTGGTGACGAATCTGGTGCCGACGAATCTCGGTACCGGCACGAATGAGTCTCAGGCATTTGTCGGACAGTGGGATCAGCTTGCTCTCGGTCTTCGCTCTTCGCTGCAGATTGAGGTGTCGCGTGAGGCTGGCTACTTCGATGGCAGCGCACAGCAGTCCGCATTCTCGAAGGACCAGACCGTTATCCGGGCGATTCTTCGCGCTGACTGGCAACCGCTGCACCTGGGCGCCTTCACTGAGGTTACTGGCATCCTTGCCAGCTAACGCATGCATGGGCAGCGGGCGATATCAACCAATATCGCTCGCTGCCTTCACCTCGGGGGGTGAATAGTGATCAAGGAATTTACCGAATTCGTTCGCAAGTCGGCTGCGAAGATATTCACATGGCCGAACCGATACCTCGCTGAACGGCCGGGCTATGCGTACACGTCCTCAGCTGAGTTTGTGACACCAGAGAAGTCGCTGGGCAGCTCCGCAGTTGCGGCTTCAGTCAGGCTCTTATCGGAGACCATCGCGGCTCTTCCTATCCACGTCTACCGTGACATTGGCAGGTCCAAGTCGGTCGAGATGGATCACCCAATTTATGACTTGCTGCACTCGAAGCCGAATGAGTTTCCAACCAGCTTCTGCTTTTTTCAGCAAGCGGTGTCGCACTGCCTTTTGCATGGCAACTTCTACGCTCTTATCGAGCGTGATTCCTCCGGCAGCCCTATCGGGCTGTGGCCGCTGAATCCTCAGGGGATGATTGTCGAAGCCTTAGAAGGCACCGTACGTTATTGCTATGCATATGGTGGACAGCGTAGCGAGTTTGCGTTTCGCGATGTGCTTCACTTCAAGGGTCCGTCGCTGAATGGCCTGGTGGGGATGTCGATTGTGCATATGGCTCGGGAGGGCATTGGTTTATCAATCGCGCAGGAGCAGCACGCTGCGAATCTGTTTCGCAATAATGCGCGGTTGGGAATGGTTGTGCAGTTTCCGTCTTTTCTCTCGCCGGAGCAGAGACAGCTCTATGAGCACTCCTTCTCGGATAAGTTCGCCGGCGCGTTGAATGCAGGAAAGACAATCGTGCTTGAAGGCGGGATGACGATTGAGCCTGTTGGCTTCACCAGCGAGGATGCTCAGTTTCTGGAAAGCCGTCAATTCTCGGTTATTGAGATTGCGCGCTGGTTTCGTGTTCCGCCGACGATGATCGGCGATATGACTCGCGTCAGCTATTCAAGCTCTGAGAGTGAAATGCAGCTTTTCGCGATGCACTCCCTCGTTCCCTGGTGCGCAAACTTCGAGGATGAAATGAACTCGAAGCTGCTACCAGATCGGACGAAATTCCTGGTCAAGTTCGACGTGAACTCGATTGTGCGCGGAGACCAGCAAAGCAGGTACAGCGCGTACTCTCAGGGCCTGACGGCTGGCTTTCTAACCGTCGCTGACGTCCGCGAGGCTGAGGGCCTTCCCTACATCGCCGGGACTGAAGCGCTCAACCGTCCCGCCAACATGATCCCGCACGAAGGAGCGAACAGTGGAAATCCTCAACCAAACGCTTGAACTGAAGTCACTCGAAGACGATGGCAGCTTTGAAGGAATCGCGGCTGCCTACGGCAACATCGACTCGCAAGGGGACCGCATCGAGCCTGGCACCTTCAAGTCAGCCGAAGGCGAGCGGATCCCGTTGCTCTTCGCTCACAAGACAGACCAGCCGCTGGGATTCGCTACGGTCACTGAGACGCCTCAGGGCCTCATGGTGAAGGGTAGGCTGCTTCTGGATACCGTCGCGGGCGCTGAAGGTTACTCTCGCATGAAGGCGGGCATCCTGAAGGCGCTCTCGGTAGGTTTCAAGCTGCCTAAGGACGGATACAGTATCAGGGCCGGTGTGCGCGTCATATCGAGCGCGGTCCTGAAAGAAATCAGCCTGGTGATCTTCCCGGCGAATCCACTGGCCGCAGTTACGGCCTTGAAGCACGAAGAGCAAGAGGCTTCTCCTCTCGCTTCGCTGCTGAAGTGGATGTAGAGGTTGCCGCGGGCGCGGCGACGTCCCTGGAGGGAACAGAAGGCTATCTAGGGATCGATCGGCACCAGCTTCGCACTCCTTCCCGGAGCTGGTGCCGACCATAAGGGTTTAGGCAGTCTAGGGACTGCCTAAAACGAGAAGAGCCCCGGCCCACTCCAGGGGGCCGGGGCTCACTCGCATCGGTGTGATTGCTATGAAGGGAATGAGACCGAGATTTTCTCGGCCGTGTAGCAGAACGCTGCGAAGTCTCGCAGGTCGAGATCTCCAGATTTGATTTCGTCCATCATTTTGTAAAACTCAGGGCATGAAAGCAGCTCCGTTGTCAGGTTGACGACGTACGAATTGACGTAGGTCGACGGCGCAGATCGGGCCATTGTCAGCGCCATGTTAGGCACGGCGTATTCGTCGCGCTCGTCCTGGATCTCGGTATAGTGAGCGGCGATGTGATGGACGATGAAACAGGAATCAGCGTCGACGAATTGCGTGGGCTTCGTTGCATTATTCTTGGTCTTAGCCATGGTGATTCACCTCATATGGATTTACTTGGTTAGTCCCTTGTTGAGCGCTCTAACGCTCACCTCGGGCGCTCTCGTTGACGGCGAATAGTCGAATGATTCTGACAGCTTCCCTGACAGTAACCGGGATAGATTAGGCGCTAGCTAGCTGGAATCAATAGACTCTGGACGCACGTAAAACAAACAAAACAATACGCGGTGATACGCATTAGAAAGCAATACGGGCAACTCAAAATCCGCCGAGGGCAACCTCATGGGGGTTCGATTCCCCCTCCCGGCACCAGAATTACAAGAGACTTAGAAGCAAACTGACCTCTCGACAGCGAGAGGTCAGTTTGCTTGGTGGCTGTTCTGGTGGCCGTTGGTTTTGCGGAATCTGGATTCAGGCTGCGGATGGCTGTTTGGTGGCTGTTCCTGCGATTCGCTGCACCACGAAAAGTTTGTGCGCCGGAGAGAGATGGCTATACCGGGCCGACATGGT